GTCGAGGCGGAGCGAGTGTCAACCCGCTCTGGGTTTCCTCTAGACAAGATTGTCTGAGGCAGCCTTAGCCAAGGCCAATGTGCCAATTGGGAATTGCTTCCCAACCGTCGGAGTGTGGTCCCAATATAGGACCGTCCTCCATTTCGTGCGGTACTTAGTTTCCTCGCCAGGTTGGCGAAGATTCCAAGCGCCGTTTACTATGTCGCCACGCAGATATGCGAGCATAAGGCCAGACTCATTGTAAATTCGAGTCTTGCCCGGCCCGCGTACCTTTTGCGCTTCGAAGTTCAAGCGAAGCTGCGATTTGCGCGGTTCCCAGGCTTTGTACTTAACGACCCCGAATATGGGATCGCCTTGTACACCTGAGTAATCACGTGTTTCACAGCCCAACTTGCCCAACAGGCGCGAAGGTACTTTGATACCTGCATCATCGTTTTCACATAATGGCACGTACAGTTTCCTGCAGTGCCTGTGAAGATAACGAATTGATCTACGCAACCGGAAACCGGTAAGCGCGGACCACTCGTTAAGACGATTTATGGCTACATACCGTGAAGCCTGTGTTCGGAGGGTTTTAAGATAAATCCCTCGTACGGGCAGACCTTTGAAATAGTCTGCCCCACAAGATTCACGGAACGGTCCTTCTAAGAAGGACTTGTCACTGTTAACCTGGAACCCAAGGAGATTGAGCAGCCGTATGATTTTACCGGCTACTCTCGTTTCGGCGATGATATCATCACCGAACACTCCAAAGTTCCCATGCGACCACTTGACCTGGCTAGGGTCGTGTGGAAAAGGTAACCCATATCTTCGTTTTAACATGAAGTAATGGGCCAACTCCCTCGGACTTACGTCCGGAGCGCATGTGGTTCGTTTAAGAGGTATTCCCTCTAGAACGTAAACAGCGGCAACTACGCAAGCAAAGATGATCGTCTCGAGCGGGAACGTAAATCCGTTTCCCATCGAGCTGACCATCCAGAGCTGCTCTACCCTGCCATCTGGCAGGGTCACTGTAGGCGACCTAAAGCACTTCAGCCATTGGACTATGTCCTCAGGCAGAGTTGCTTCAAGCATCTTCAGTGACACGGAATCACTAGCCGCGGAGAGATCTATAGTACATAGATCTTCGTTGATGCTAGCGACCCGTGCGAGCTCTCGGTTTTTGTCCTGCTGCGTTCGAATGTCTATCCCAAAATACCGGGACAGACGTTTCTCGAATACAGCCCCGAGCCCCAACTGGAAAAACATGTTGAGACTCGGTTCAGTACAAATAACACGAGATATCGTAGCGTTCTTATCCACGAAAGATAAGCGGTTACCTGCCACTATGTTGGGGGCCCCGAACTCTGATGAACGATGGCTTTCGGCCATCGACCAGGTTGAGGTCTTGCAAGCATAGTGTTCATAGAGTATCCTGATCCGCTCACTTGTACAAGCGCCAGGGCTAGAGAACAACTTTGTGTAAAAGTCGTTACCTCTTGCCCCAACACTTGCACCGGGTCCGACGTTGCCCAGCTTTGCTAGCTGAGCCGCGCCAGATACCACGGAATGCCCGCGGTGCGTGAAGAATTTGTACAGCTCCTGACGGAACTGTCCAAATAGAACTTCATCACCACTGGTATTTAAAGTGAGCTCCCAATCTCTGCAAAGTATGTTACTTTGCTCGAATTTCTCGAGTGCCATAGCATCAGCCGTCTCTTCCTTCCCATCCTTAAATTTCTTAAGTAGGGAATTCAGAAGGGCCGTCGCCTGACGTTCTCGAGGGGATATACCGGGCCACTCCTCACCGACCGTAAGGTCAGTGTTAGGGAGTTGCTCGGAAAGGTCCAGGAGCAGGTTAGAATAAAGAGCTTCACTGTGTAAACTCACAAGTAATCTCCAATCTGGAAGTAAGCGTAGTGCTTACTCAATAAAGTCAGGTACTGCGAAATCTCCAGCAACCGCTCCTAAACCATGGAGCGTCTTGTGGATATCGCAGATGATGAGAAACATCTCATCAGAAATGCAACCTGGCGATCCAGACGGGAGCTCTAGGAGTTCCTGCGCTGCTCTCTCGAGCACCGTTAGGGTTCTGCACAAGTCAGGACAATCCACTTCCTCAAGATTGAGGTCGTGTAAGTCGTTTAACCGGTGCATTGCGTTATGCAGTGCGGTGGTTATTTCTTGTGCAACTTCTTTTGCTGCCTGATCTAGTTCGTTAGTTAACATTTCTATTCCTCTTTATTGAGTTTTTCAGCTTCTTCTTCCGATGTTTCGATATCCACCTTACCTTCTGCTTGAAGGTGGTGAAGACCGCAACCGGAAAGAGTAGCAAGCACAGCTAACATAGCCATTAAGGACGGCCATCCTTTGCGGAAACGCATTAGATGATACCGTCGATAGTGGCTTGTGCTAGCTCGTCGGCGTTGCCATACATGACACCGCCCATTACGCTGAAGAGTGCCCGGATGTTTTCTGGGTCAGCCGAGTCTGCACCTGCTACGATCGGAATTCTGATCTCACAGTTGCTGATCTGGTCCGACTGTCCAGACAAGGGTAGCATGCCTTTACGGATGCGAACCTTGAAGACATTCCGGGGTTGCACTCCCAGAGAGCCCGTTACAGGGTTAGGTTGCCCGACTCCGCGAAAGTTCGCAGGACGTTCAACCGTAACAGTAAACGGGTCCGAGATTGAATGCACATCCACTTCACTGGGTTGCGTTCCGCCAAGAGCGGTAACGGCCCACTGTTTTGCATATGCCTTCTGAGCGGAATCCTCCGTCAACGTAAACGTTGGCGAGGTGAATCCCGTCACAGTTGCCCCAACTACGGGGCTAGTCAATGACACTGACATTTTTGAGGTACTCCTCAGTTAGTTAGTTGACAACGTTTAATTATTTAAACGTCGAAGAAGCTTCTGAACACCACGCCCTCCTGCGAACAAAGCGGCCATATTTAGCCACTTTGTAGCCGTACCTGGAATGGAAAATTCCAGATCCGGCACGAGCGAACCGTAATAAGGTTCACGCTCGACGCGTTTGACGTAGGTCGAAGCACTACCCATACTATTCACTCTCTTATCTATCACCGCAATGGTGCGCGAATTCTCCACTACGTCCGCGGCTGTTTTCCAAACAGGCCGTTGATCGCAGAAAGAAGTCGTGGTCTCCTCAACCGTGGTTTTCATGATCCACGGCAAAAGTGACCTAGGGAAAGAGAGTGCGTAGATTATATCACCAACATTGGCAAAATAATCAGCTAAGAACGAATAGGGCACTAGTTCCCAGAGAGTGGGGAGCCATTGGTCGGGTGCAAACCCGACTTTTTCGGCTATATATCCACTCTCACTAGCGCTCATTCGAACCTGTCCTCGATAGATTACAGTCGTTTTCGAGATTACTCTCGATCGCGCCTTAAATCCAGGTGAAGAGAATGTCCGTTGAAGCATCGCGGAACCCGAACCAGGGTCCCAAAATGAGTCTTCGGCTATTCCCACACCTTGTATGGCTTGGATGTCTCTTCTCTTAAAAGATTCCTTATCGGTGATGTAATCAATCACATCATCGAGTTCGGAAATAAGAGGAGCCCACCCAAACTTATACTCGAGCCAGGTGTCCGTGACCATCTTTGTGAGGACGTCAGCCCGTCTATGACGGGGCAGACGACGGAGTAGGCGGCGGCTTTTAACCGCTCGGTTTCGTACCGACCTGATATAGGCACCGACTCCATTTCGCAAAGATTTACCCGGACTCTTAACTTGACGAACGAGTTCAGCAAACTCACCAATTAGCTCGCCAGATTGTAACACCTGACGAGCGTCGTTGGCTTCAGATATGAAGTTCGTCAACGCATGGTTATTGGCCTTGGCGAGAAGAGCGGGATCGTGACTTCCAGCCCAGGGGATAGATTGAAACTTATCCCCGAAGTAGAAGTCAACTGACGGATAGCTGCCCTTAGGCGCGCCTTTCCAGCTGTGGTTCCAAATTTCCTCAGCAGAATGAGCTTTTAGATTGTATTGCACTATCGTCGCAGACATTTGTGTGCCTGCTTGGATATTGCGATCAATCTGCTCTTTCCACTTTGGATTTTTGACCCCAACTAGAGAGCGTGCATTTACTAAGTTGTGATCTAAAGAGGTGTAGCTGGTAACAATACCATCTACTCTCTCTCGACCATAATTATAGTAACGACGTTTAGGCAATTCAATAGCCTTAACGTAAGGTTCAGCTGTAGTCATCTCCGCCTCCTAGGCGCCTGGTGGTGTTCCACACTATTGTGGTTCATCCACGGGACTCCGTGCATTTGACAGCACG